TCACCATCATAGACCAGCATTAGCTAAGTTGTCAGAAAAATGGTTTGAATTTGATATTGGTTGGTTTTGGATAAAAGCTTTTAGCTTCATTAAATTAATAAAAATAAAAGAGAATAAAAATGAATGAAAAATCTGTAACAGGAGAATGTCTAAATTGTGAATCTTCTTATAACATTCAATATGTTGAAGAATTAGTATCAGAAGAATATCCTGAACATTGTCCTTTTTGTGGCGAACCCATCGAAGAATTATCAGAAGACTATATAGAAGACGAAGATGATTCTGATGATGGAGAAGAATGGGAATAAACTGGTTATATAATGACAAAGAGTTTACTGATGACCTAATTGGTGATAATTACGGGTTCGTGTATCTGATAACTAATCAGACGAATGGGAAGAAGTACATAGGCAAGAAATTTTTTTATTCTGCCAAAACCAAGCAGGTCAAAGGTAAAAAGAAAAGGTATAAAGTTCCAAGTGATTGGCAAACTTACTATGGAAGTAGTGACAGTTTGGCCAAAGATGTGTTATCATTAGGAAAAGAAAACTTTAAAAGAGAGATTATACACTTATGCAAAACCAAAGGCATATGTGGTTATCTTGAAGCTAAAGAACAATTTGTCCGTGATGCATTGATACGTGATGATTATTACAATACTTGGATTATGGTACGTGTAAGAAAGTCACACATACAAAATTTAATATGTTAGAATTTTTAAAACCAATAAAAGACACAAAATTCGATTCAATCGCTTTTCTACCACATTCAGATGAAGATACCGTTCGTGTTGAGGGATCAGAGTTTAAAGATGCTGGTGAAAATATAGGTGGCAATGAATTAGGTCATAGTTACCACATTATTATTTTCCAAATTGATGAGGACGGTTCCACTAAAAATTTGGAATGGTTTCAAGGAATACTATTGAGTCCACTAGATTACATTTCGGAATTAATACCACAAAATTGGTTTGGTGTTATTGCCAGAAATACAACAACTTCTGGCAAGTATGCCAAAGATATATTTGACAAGTTCAAAGAAGTGTGATATACTATATTTTTAACTATTGGATTCGTAATGATTCTCGTTGACCTGAACCAAGTCCTTCTTGCCGGACTTATGGCTCAAATTTCCAACCAAAAAACGGTTAAGTTAGAAGAGGACTTAATTCGTCACATGGTACTAAACATCCTTCGTATGCACCTGAAGAACTTCCGTAACGAATACGGTGAAGTTGTACTCTGTTGTGACAACCGCAAATATTGGCGCAAGGAGTTCTTTCCTTACTACAAGGCAGGTCGTAAAAAGACACGTGAAAAGTCCGCACTTGACTGGCACCTCATTTTTGATATGTTGGCCAAGTTCAAGCAGGAACTTAAAGAAAACTTTCCATACAAAGTCATTGATGTTGAAGGTGCAGAAGCTGATGACATTATTGGAACATTGGTACCTCGTCATGCACCACATGAAAAGATCCTGATTTTGTCTAGCGATGGAGATTTCTTGCAGTTACAACAATATGGTAGTAATATCAAGCAATACAATCCAGCATTGAAGAAATACCTCAAGTCTGAAAGTCCATTGATTGACCTCAAAGAGAAGATTATCCGTGGAGATAAAGGTGATGGCATTCCAAACATGTTCTCGCCGGCTGATTGTTTTGTCCGTGACCAACGTCAAAAGCCAATCACCAAAGCAATCATGGAGAAATACCTGTGGCAGGACATTGAAGAATACAGTGAAACTGACAAAGCCAATTTTATTCGGAACGCCACTTTGATTGACCTTAAGAAAGTGCCATCACAAATACGTGAAGAAATAATAAATACCTATGATGAGAATAAACCTGCAACAAAGCAAAAAATGCTGAATTATTTTATTAAGTATAAACTAACAAACCTTATGGATGTGATTGAGGATTTCTAATGAAAAATATGTATGAAGTTTTTGATGAGTTTGAACTAGCAAAAAACAAAAAAGAACGATTAGCGGTATTGCAAAGAAATGTTTCTAAATTGATGACACAAGTTTTAGAATTAACATTTCATCCACAATATGAATGGTTACACCACGAAGTTCCGCATGGATATCAGATAAAAGATATTCCGGCCGGAATGGGATATGCACAGTTGACTACGGAAATTCGGAAACTGTATATGTTCCGTAAAGGTGATCCTACCGCAGAAAAATTAACACCGCAAAAACGCAATCAATTACTCGTAGAGTATCTCCAGAACTTGGAACCAAGAGAGGCAGAAGTTGTTATTGGTATTTTCAATAAAGACTTAGGTGTCCCTGGTCTGGATTATAAATTTGTTAAAGAAGCCTTTCCTGGAATGTTACCGTAATAAGGAGTTAGTGAGTGTCAAAATTTGTAGCTAAGTTTCGCACTGAAAGAGACTACAGCGATGATTATGAATTCAAACCGAATACATATGAACGTAAAAAGCGAGACAAACAAAGAGAATCGAAAAAACAATCAAAGTATTTCGAATCCTATGAATCTGAATGGTATTCCGAACCTAAACGCCAAAGACGATAGTGTTGTAAAAAAACAACACTGGGTTGACAAAAAACATAAACTCTGTATAATACAAATCTTGTATGGAGTTTTTATGTTTATTCACGGTAGTATTCCAAAGTCTAAAAAACGCAAAATGTCTAAAGCTAAACAGGCAGAGTATGATGCATGGTTAAAATCCATTGAGGATATGAAGCCAAAATCATTGAGTAAATTTACTCAGCGTCCTACAATCAAAAATCCAGTGGTTACTGGCGTTTTTGTTCGGGAAACTCGTAAAATCGAATCTTTAAACTCAGGACTTGGTACGGCCACAAAATCTGCACCAAAAGTCTATACAGGAACCGCAATGAAAGGTATTGCAACCATGCATAAGAGCAATGCAGTGCCGGTTTTTACGGATGAACAAGCAAAAGACATTTCAAACATGAGGCGATAATGAAAAAACTTAATTTTACAGTAAAACTACAACGTCCGGTGTGTCGAACACCAATTAAACCAGTTCAAGTGCATAAACCTGTCGTTTTTAATGCACGGAAAGAAAAGCATAAGCGCACTTTGTCGCATTTTTTGAACGGAGATGCATAATATGTCAGATTTTTCAGCGCAAAGTGACCACCGATTGATGGAACCACTCAAAGTCGACCAAGAAGCAGTCAAAAGTCTTATTGAGGTCACTAAAATGTGGGCCAATCTCACTCAATTTGAGCAGGACCTAGAAAATTATGAAAAACTTAAACATCAATATGAATGACCGTTCTTGGCCAGCGATTATTGAAGATGCTCCTGACGGATCCGGCGATGGAATTCTGACTTTTCCTCCAGAACTCATTGAAATTACTGGATGGGTAGAAGGAACCAAATTAAATCTTGAAGTTAAAGACGGTTGCCTCTACATTACCGAAATTTAGTTGTAAAAATACAACACATATTGACAATCTTTAGAATTAATGTATAATAGATACATATTCTTTAGGACATATTATGGAACTAACACAATCTAAGTCACTTTTGGCCAAACTTATGGCCACCGAAAATCTCCATATTGAACAACGGAATGTTTCCACTGCTTCTTTTGATGTGGAAAATCGTATTCTGACTATTCCTGTTCTAAACAAAGAAATTACCAACGACCAATACGACCTTTTCATTGGTCATGAAGTTGGCCATGCACTTTATACTCCTTTGGACGGTCTTAAAAAGGCATTTGAAGAAAAAATGTCTATGTCCGTATTGAATGTTGTTGAAGATTCTCGTATTGAACGTAAAATCAAGTCAAAATATCCTGGTTTGCGTCAGGTCTTCATCCGTGCATACAAGGATTTGGTTGCAAAAGACTTTTTCGGCACTCAAGGCCAAAATTTGAATGCACTAAATTTTATTGACCGCATCAATTTGTACTGCAAAGGTGGTGTGGATCTTGGAATTCAGTTCACTGACGAAGAAAAAATCATTTTGAACGAAGTGGAAAACACTATAACCTATGATGATGTCATTGCCGTTACTAAAAAAATCTGTGACCAAATGACGGAAGAAGAAAAAAATAAACCTCGTCTATCAAATTATGATGATTTTGAATATGATGAAGACGGAAATGAAATGGCATCACAAGAATCACAAAAAGGAGATTCGGAAGATACTGGCGAAAGTCAAGTAGATGACCGAAAAGACTCTGGAGAAAAGTCGAAAGATGGAAAAGGTGATTTGAACGATAAAAAAGGAGATTCTAAAGAAGATGAATTCAAGGAATCCGAGACAAAAGGTGCTGCTGGACAATCTGGTGCTAATTCCAAGACTCCGGTTTCTCACACTGATGAAGCATTCCGAAAAAATGAACACAAACTTTTTTCAAATGATGGACGTAAATACTATTATGGTAATGTTCCTAAGTTAGAATTGGATAAAATTATTGTTGACCACAAAGTTTTGTGGGAACGTTATTGTTTTGACGTCAAAACAAGACTGGATGTATATGGACCCAGTGTCGGCGGCACCGATAAAGTCGCTTTTCAAAAGTTGCGTGAAGAATCTAAGAAGGTTGTTGGTTATTTGGTTAAAGAATTTGAACTACGTAAAAATGCGGAACAATTGAAACGTGCATCGGTTGCTAAAACTGGTGAATTGAATATGTCTAAGATTTTTTCTTACAAATTCAGTGAAGATATCTTTAAAAAGATTTCTGTTGTACCTAACGGCAAGTCTCACGGCTTGGTTATGTTCATTGACTGGTCTGGTTCAATGCACAACCACATTGATAACACCATCCGTCAATTGTTGAATCTGGTTATGTTCTGTAAGAAAGTTAATATTCCTTATGATGTTTATGCTTTCACACAAGCATATGATAAAAATGCACGTGTTCATCCTAAAAAAGATGACATGGTTTTGATTGAGTTTTCGCTTATGAATTTGTTATCTAGCCGTATGTCTGCAACTGAATACTCATATGCGGCTTCTGCTTTGTTGGCGTTTCATAACAGATATAGTTATAAACCTAGTTGGTTTGGACTTTCTGGTACACCACTGAATGAAGCTATTGTTGCTGCTATGGAAATTGTTCCTAAGTTCCGTAAAGAGAATCGTTTGCAGATTGTGAACACAGTTTTCTTGACTGATGGTGATGGACAAAAATCATTAAATACATATGATTATACCGGCCGGTGGCATAATCCAAAAAGTGCAACTTTTGTTATTCGTGACCCCGTAACAAAACATGAAGAATATGTTGTTGATGGTTGGTCTCGTGAGTTGACTTCTGCTTATATCAAATTATTGAAAGCCAGAACTAATGCACACGTGATCGGTTTTTACATTTTATCTGCTCGTGATTTTGGTTACCAAATTCAAAATTTTGATGATATTAATCCATCTGACCGAGAAGAACAACGTAAAAAATTCCGTAGTAATAAGTATCAAGTTGTAACTTCTGAAGGTTATGATGAATACTACCTACTACATGCAGAAGGTTTGGAAACAGACGATGATGCAGAATTTGAAGTGAAAGAAAATGCAACCACCCGTGGTTTTGTGTCCGCTTTCACTAAGTTCAATAACAACCGTAAAGCTAATCGAGTGGTATTGAACCGTTTTATTGGATTGATTACCTAAGGATTTTTATGAACAATGTAATTATGTCATACCAATTAAATGGTAGACGCACCGAAGTATTACAAGAACACAATGGAATGTACCGTGTTGAGTTTTATGTCAATGGTCGTTTGTCACATGTAGCAAACGCATTTAATTTTTACGAGGCTCAACGCCTTGCAGAAAATTATGTGGAAGTAGCTGGCCAGAATAAACCTGGTCCAGCATTTCTAGCTGAGTAAAATCAGAAAAGAGCAGTACGTTGGTGTTTTTCCCATTGACGAACCCAATAGTCAATCTCAGCCGTGTTTTGGACATTTTTCGATTTCAAATAAAGGTCCAAGTTGCTAGTATGGTCACCAGCAAAAAATTGAATTAATTTAGCAAGATATGCAAACATTTTAACCTCCCTAGTAGTAACGATATTAGTATTTATACTAATAAATGTTGCAACGCAGCAAAAACAGAAAGAAAATTATGATTACACCATTAAAAGACCGAGTTATCATTGAGTTGATCCAAAAAGAAACCGTAACAGCAAGTGGTATTGTTTTGTCCAGTGCTGATCCAACCGAGGCCAATCGTGGTATTGTTCTTGCCGTTGGTGCAGAAGTGCTTGACCTAAAAGTAGGAGATGTTATACTTGCTAACTGGAATAAGGCAACCAAATCAAAGGTAGACCAAGATGAGTTTTACATTATTAAAGAAGAAGATATCATTGCTGTTTTCGAGGATTAATGCCTGGTTTTCCAGCGCCTCCGGAGATTCCTGCACTGGCAACTGTAACCAAGGACGTAACTGCACATGCAAGTGATTCCACACCAAACACACCAACCTCTGATAACCAAAACACCGTTTGACCAAATCAGTAACTTGGAACGAATGAAAGCGGCTCTGGACAAAAACAAACCAGAGTCTCAGTTGTTCCAAGAGGAATGCAAAGACCTGAAGTTAAAGGTTAGAATGTCGGTTACTAGGTTACTTGCTGATTTTCGTTTCAGTGTCCGTGAACGACTTTCAGAACAACTGATTAGAAAGCACCAAGAAAAATGAATATGTTGACGATTGGTTTAGAATCTCTGAACCTTTTCTCATTTATGCTTGGTATGTTTTTTGCTGGCACCATGTTCCGTGCCAGAGCACTAATTTACGTTTGTATTTACTTCATGGCACTTGCTGGTTACTACTGGTGGAAATCTGGTGCCGTATGATTACCTCCAAAGACATTGAGTATTATTCTAAGACCTATGTGAAGATGCATGGTCCTATAGATTCACAGGATAAGATGGTCAGTATGCTGAATTGGGTGGAAGATATAAGAAAAATTCCTGAGGCCCGTAGGAAGAAGATTTTGAGAATTAAGAACCGAAAATGATTACTCAAGAAGAACTCAAGCACCTATTTGATTACGAAGACGGTTTTTTGATTTGGAAAAACCATCCAAATAAACCAAAGAGAAATGGTATGAAAGCGGGTTCCGTTAATGGCAGAGGCTATTATTATGTTGGTCTCAGTGGTAAATCATATAGGGTACACAGACTAATTTGGTTGTACCATAAAGGATACCTGTCAGAAGATAAAAGTATTATTATCGACCATATTGACCGTGACCGTCTTAATAACCGAATAGAGAACCTACGAGAAGCGACTATATCACAAAATAATTCTAATCGTTATCATCCAAGTAATACTAGCGGTCAGAAAGGTGTCCGATTTGTCCGTTCCAGAAACAAATACAAAGTATCATTTAACCACAATAAAGAGTATCACTACTATGGGTTATACACAACCTTTGAAGAAGCCTGTGAAGTCTTTAAGAAAAAATATTTGGAAGTAAAAGGTGAATTCGCAACAATGTAAATTTAATCGAGACTCTTACTATGTCTTAACGGTTACTATGACCAAAGTCAGCTTTAAGATTTTCTGTAGAGGTTACGACATTAAATCATGGATGGCATTCCAAGAATCTGTAGGTGCTGAGTATGTGTGGGAGGAGACAACCAGAGAGGCATACGAGGACTATTACTGCCAGCCACTGGAAGACGAAGGTCCTGGAGAGAAACCGGTCCGAGAAAAAAAATTGAAAACGAAAAGTTCGGAATTACCTTTTTCGTCACTGGAGGACTTTTTTGTTCCGGCGAAAAAAACCGGAAAAAATAAAATAGAGAAAAAAAGAGTTTGACCTGGTGGCGAAATTTGCTTACACGACCGCCCCAGAACGCCGCAGAGCCCCACCGAACTGCTCGGAGGACACTGCTGAAAACGCCAGTGGTTCTTGCCACC